GCTTATAATGAGTCCACTAATAGGTATAGGTCTTCTTAGGAGGCTTGTATGTGGCTAATAGAGGTTAACACGCGCCACCTTCACAGCAAGCTACTACTTTTTGTTTGTATGAGGGACAAGAGGGGTTGTTGCAGTATAAAAGAAAAAGAGCACCCGGTTGGAAGATGCTCTCGTTCTTTGTTTATATCTTATCACATTTATTTATATATACAAATTACAAAAGTAAAACTATTTATTACTTTCTGCGTTTGACTTTGTTTGACATTCGTTCTAATCTGTTTAATTACAAACAGTTCAAGATACTGGCTCTTAAAATATCTTGTACGACTAGAACAAAAGTAAGCGGTCTAGCCAGCCCGTATGTCGTCCGTTAAGGGACATTCCTCGGAGTATTTAAATTTTGTGTTGGGCGGGTCCGCACAGGGTTAGCTGTACCTACCATTAAAAAGTTTGGGTGGGGGCAATAAAAAAAATATTCAAAGTTGGGTGGTACTATATAAAAACTATGACCTTGGACTACATACAAAATGGAATGAGATTTAAAATCAACGGAGAGAAAATAACTTACATCAAGGGGAAAAAAATAATTGATACTTGGACACAGCCAAATCTAAATCCAAAAGCTCTTGAACGATATGTCATCGACAGAATGATTTCTTTAGCTTATCTCTACAAAGAGGAATTAATTCGACTATAATAAAACCTATGGTTTTAGATTTAAATGTTAAGATGATTATGTCGGCTCCACTAACCGATATCCTCCCATCACTGGCTATTCTTTCGGGGATAGCCTTATTCAAAAGGAGTCTAGGCACACCATGAGTAAAATAAGTTGGGACCCGGAAAACGAAACTTTTCAAGAGTTTAAACAGAGGCGTAGTGCTTCTTCGGGGGTCTCCGGAATGGGGCAGAAAAAACGAGAAGGCACCGGCAAAAAAAATCTATCTGAGCTTCGGGAGAAAGCTTTACAGAGAGCAAACAATGTTTGTGAATGGCCGAGTTGCAATTCTAAAAAATGGCTAGAGATGGCGCACTTAAAAGCAAAGGGTATGGGTGGAGCAAACAGAGATATATCTGACGACCCTATGAATGTATGTATGTTGTGTAAACATCATCATGACATCTTTGATGGTAGACAACAAGTTGGTTCCCAACGCGAGTATACTGAACTCTTAAAGGGATTTCTTGTGTTACAGTGGAGAGTGAAATGAGTGATGTGTACAGTGAACTTAAAGAGTTCAATCCGAAAGCAATGATAATTGACGACTTTGAAGAAGCATACCTTGGTTACTCTTCAGACGGTAAAGCAATCTATGATTTTTATACAATGTTGGATTTAGTTATTGATGGTATCTACGAAGACGCAGAAGAAGAGATAACGGAAGACCAAGCTTATAGCGAGGCTTACTCACATCTTGACTATAATGTTATCAATGCCTATGTAGGTGAACACACTCCAATAATTATGTATAAAGAACTTCATGAATAACAAGTATGTTCCTAAACTTCCTGCTCTGCACGAGGGACAACTTAAAGTAGCAAAATCCGAAGCTCGTTGGAAAATTTTATGTGCAGGTAGACGATTTGGTAAAACACGACTTGGTGTTCAATTATGTTTAGATATAGCTTTGCGAGGTGGTCGTGCTTGGTGGGTTGCTCCTACATTCTCAATTGCTAGAGTTGGTTGGAGAGATATAGCTGCCTCAGCAAAATCATTCCCCAAAGAAATAGAGCCAAAGGTATCACTAGCTAATATGCAAATTGATTTAGCTAACGGGGGTTCTATTGCAGTAAGGTCTGCTGACAATCCTCAAAGACTTCGTGGTGAGGGTCTTGATTTCTTAGTTATGGATGAGGCTGCTTTCGTTAAACCGGAGGTATGGCAAGAAGTTCTTAGACCTACTCTTACAGAAAGAAAAGGTTCAGCATTATTTATTAGCACGCCTATTGGAAGAAACAACTGGTTTTATGACTTGTGGGAAACAGCAGAGGAAGCAGACAACTGGGAGAGATTTAAATTTGCTACTACTGACAATCCTATGATTGACCCCGAAGAAGTTGAAGCGGCTAGAAAAGAAGTAGGCTCTATTGTTTTTGCTCAAGAGTATTTAGCTGAGTTTGTAGATGCCGGTCAAGGTATGCTTAGGCCAGAATGGCTTCACTATTTCTCTATGGTTCCAGATTCAGTAGGAAATATTAAATGTTTAGTCGAAGGTTCAGAATATTACTTATCTAACTTAGATAAATTTGGAATAGTTGACTTAGCAACAACAACAAATAAAGATTCTGATTTTACTGTAATTACATCATTTGCGAGAACTCCAGACAATAGATTACTTGTTATTGACATGACTAGAGCAAAATTAGAAGGTCCAGATATTATTCCGGCGATAAAACGCGCAATGGACAAAAATAAGCTAAAATATGTAGGTATAGAACGCCAAGGTTTTCAAACTACAATAATCCAGATGGCGCAACGAGCTGGTATTAAAGTTAAAAATCTTAAAACGGATAAAGACAAGATTACACGCGCACTTCCTTTATCTGCCCGTATGGAATCGGGAGATGTATTTTTGTTAAGAGATACGCATTGGCTTCCAGAAGTAGAAAGAGAAATAATGACTTTTCCTGCTGGAGCACACGATGATATCATTGACACATTATCTTATGGTGTTCAAATGTTACAAGAACAACGAGGCTGGAGCGCGTATTAATAATGGCTGAAAACAAGTCAAGATTTTCAAAAGCATTAGATTGGTTGAATGCACCAACTGATGCAAGAGTTCGTAGAGAACAAAAAGGTTTACTTGTAAACCAATCAGAGTATTCATATTTAAATCAAGCAGTTATGGGTTACAATACTCAGTCTGGTTACTTTGACCACAAAAAATTAGCAGAACTAGGAGATGGTACAGGAAACTCTGCTGTTATTGCATGTCTTAGTGTTTTAGCAACCTCATTCGCAGAACCTGGACTTTTAGTAGCAACAAGAAATGCTGAAGGTGATTATTCACAAGATATGAACCATCCAATGGCTAGATTGTTTAGAAAACCAAATCCTTACATGACACAACAGTTATTAGCTAACTATATTGTTACTTCTTTAAATGCAAACGGCGATGCTTTTATTTATAAAAATAGGAATCAAAGAGGACAAGTTGTAGAATTAGTTCCTTTAATGCCTCACTTAGTAGAAGCTAAAGGTAACGAAAACGAACTTATTACACATTTTGATTATCAACCACAAGGTGGTATGCAGGGTGAAGATTCTGTAAAGATAGAAAAAAAAGATATGATTCATTTACGCCAAGCTGTTGACCCAAACAACATGAGGCGAGGACTTGCTCCACTTAGAGGCGTTCTAAGAGAAATAGCAGGAGACGAAGCCGCAGGACAATACACTGCTGCTTTGTTGCACAATATGGCAGTACCCGGAGTAATTCTCTCTCCAAGAGATGACCAGATGGGTGGGCCAACAAGAGAAGAAGCCGAAGCTATTGCTGAAATGTATAAGCAAAAGTTTGGGGGTAAGAACAGAGGTGCTCCTATGGTCTTATCCGGTGCTATGAATGTAGAAATCGTTTCTTTCTCACCAGACCAAATGAAGTTGGCAGAATTAAGAAGAATACCAGAAGAAAGAGTTTCAGCGGTACTTGGCGTTCCAGCTATTCTCGCAGGACTCGGCGCTGGTCTTGATTCGGCAACTTACTCAAATACAAAAGAACTGAGAGAGTTCTTTACAGAGTCTAAACTAGTTCCAATGTGGAACATGGTTGCGCAAGATTTGACTCATCAATTGTTACGACCAGAGTTTGACAGTAGTGATAACGAATACGCAGAATTTGATATTTCTAATGTTAGAGCTTTAGCTGATGACAAAGACAATCTCTATAAACGCATGAACACTGCTGTACAAGGGGGTTGGGTAACAATTGGCGAAGCAAGAAAAGTTGTAGGACTAGAGGCAGATGATAGACATGATGTTTACTTAAGACCTTTAAATATGATTCAAGTTACAGAAGATGGTTCACCACTTCTTAATGATAACCCTACAGAAGAACCTGCTCCGGCAAATAACAATGATGACGAAGAAAGCAAGCTAACAAGTATTGACCTTCCGCCAGAAGTTGAAAGAGAAGATGTTCCAAAACTAACTCCAACTTACTTGAACGAAGAAAAATATATAGCAGAGATGCCTAATGGCTCATATTGTATTATAAGTCATGAAGACGGCGAAATAATTAAGTGCTTTGATTCAAGACAAGAAGCAGAAAATTTTCTTAACAATAAAAAAGAACCAGCTGCTTTGATGAAAGATACCTATACGACTATAGAAGAAGCTCAAGAAAGAGCAAAAGAACTAGGTTGTGAAGGAACACACTTTATTGA